AGTTAATCCCGTTTTATTATATTTATGTGCAATCTTGAACTATATTTAATCGTACTTTTCAAGGTTAATAATAATGGCATTTGAAATAGCTACTGACGTCGTAGACGAATGGACTTTAACTTTTATAGAGTTCATTGCGTCTGTGTTCACTCTAATAGGTGGACTTGTTCATTGGTTAATCCTTAACGGAAATGACTGCATATCTTTAGCCAGCCTCCTTATGGACTTTCTCTACACTTTGTTTACTAGCTCAGTGATGGAAACTCGGTTTGTTGAGCTGCTTATGGCTAGGGTAGTTAATTCGAACTCAGAACACATGCTGGTTGGTCTCACATTCTGCAAAACCATAATAGGACTTTGGTTTGTGAGGAGATACTTTCGTGGTCTTTGGAGTTTGATCTCATTTCCGTTTAAGTTAGTTCGATACTGGAGAGCAGTGTCTAGAGCGAGATACAGTGAAGGAGATTACACCGTTCCTGATTCTCAAGGTCTTAAAGTTTTCAACAAAGATGGTGAGCAAGTTGCTTACATTGAAGAGAAGGCTATGACTGGATCCCTCGTGATACCTTGTGATAGAGTTTCATTCTTGGTTAGAATTAGAGACTCCGCAGGGTTTCACCTTGGTTATGGTTTTAGAGAAGGAGACAGTATTTATACGGCGACGCACGTAGTAACGTCTAGTTTCATGATTTGTAACGCCTATGACTCTAAGAGGTCAGTTCCCACCTCAGTTTTCACGATAAAACGGAAAGCTGATGTCTCAAAACTGACTCCTAAAACACCTGGAGCATTTTCTTTGCTCGGTGTCAAGAGTTGTAGGTTAGGAAATCCTAGAAGAAACGGGCAAGTTAAAATTCCTTTAGTCAAAGACATCATAGGAGAAGTTAAGACGATGGCAGCTTCTGGAGTTACAATTGATAAACTCGACAACCATCCTTTTGGTTTCTCCCACACTTGTTCTACTTATCCAGGTCTCTCTGGAAGCCCTATTATGTATGGGTCCCAAGTTGTTGGAATCCACATAGGTGCCTTGGTTGAACAAGATATAAATCTTGGAGTTGATATAAAGAAACTCGTTGTGAAACATGTCGAAGAGACTGTGTCCAATTTAGACGACTATATATATGATCAAGATACCTTTTACACTAATCGTAAGGGTAAATATCGTAACGTAGTCAAAGTCCACGATCCTAATTCAGGAGAGTGGGAAGAGATTTCTGAGTATAGTGACCATGATTATGCCTTTGAGCCTGAAGTTGAGTCAGACAAGGTTTTCCGCAAGAGCTCCACGGAGGTGGGAGCTACAAAAACTTGCGTGAGCACCTCCTGTCCAGTTTCACTAGGAAATGGGAAAGAATCGACTACGGATACGAAGAACCAATCTACTTCATCGGGGATTGCGATATCGGACGTAAACCAGTTACGGAAAGAGGATCTTATGACTCAGTCCCTAATGGAGTCCTTGAGATCTTCCCTGAAACAGGAGATTACAAGTATCCTCCAGTCACATCAGATTGGAAGAGAGTTGAACACTCCCTCGCCCACAGTCGTGGAACAAAGCCAAAACACCGTCCAAACGGAGGTTTCAAAGAAAAGGAAGCGTACCAGAAAACGGAAAACGAAATCCCCTTCTTTGAATGGAGTGAAAACTACCCTTTCACAGACGGTGCATACACAAGAGACAGTATCCGAACAGCCGTGTCCGCATACATTGCAGAAGTTAAGGGAAAATCAACACCCGGAGCCTTCTGTAGTGTTCTCGGCCACACCAATCGACAAGTCCTCCTAAACCACCGAGAGGTGGTTTTGGAGGCTTGCGTAGACAGGATCCTCCTGCTTATGGAAAGTGATGAGTTTCCTTCCGACCCTCTTCAGAGGGTCGTTGAAGGTTATTGTGACTTTGTCACTCCTTTCGAAAAGTTTGAAGGTCATCCTGCACGCAAAGCTGTAGATGGCAAGTGGCGCATAGTAACTTGTCTCTCTTTAGTCGATCAACTGTGCGAACGTTTCTTTTACACCGATTTCATTAGAAACGTGAAGGAGGCTTATCCCAACTCCGGTGTTACAATTGGGATTGGATTTACCGACCAAATGGCAAAAGCCTTTTGTAGATTAATTCCTAAAGGAGTTTATTCCACTGATATAAGTGGTATGGACAGGTCTATTGACGCGACTTACGTTAACCAAAATGTGCGCAGTTGTGTTGAGCGTCTACCTCATGGATGCTCCAAACTGTCTAGGGCAATGTATCGTCATAATGATTGTATGTTGGACCCAGTTTTCGCACTGGATACGTACTCAGGACGTTCTAGACTTTATGTAGGAAGCGGTCCGAAAGGAATGTTGTCAGGTAGGTATGTTACAACTTTCTTTAACAGCCGTAGTAGAGTTGATATGGCGTTTCTAGCGGGTGCTACATTTGTACGAGCTTGTGGAGACGATTGCCTAGAGCAACATTTGCCAGGCGTTGATTTGGTGAAGGTCTATGAAGGTCTTGGATTCGTTCTAAGAAACCCTCAGTATCTGAATGGAAGTTTGATAGAATTCTGTTCACATACTTTCAGATCTCCTGAGTTCAAACCAGAATTGTCTTCATGGCCTAAAGCCCTCTACAAATTGGCAACTCGAAAGACTACGCTTGAGCAGAAGCTCGCTTTTCTTTATGAAGTGCGTCATCATCCTCGCTATGTTGAGTTCGAGAAAGTGATAGATCTTTTAGCATAGAGTTTGGCTATGCAAAAGATATATAATAAATAGTAATATAATGACTAGAAAAGGAAATAGCTTAACTACATCATATGGCGTTCCTAAGCCTAAACATCTTAAATCCGATCAAAATGCTTCACAAATGGCATGTCAGACGGGTAAAAAGAAGAAGAAGGCTCGAAAGCGTAGATCGCGTCGTGGAGGCGGCAACGGTACAAATCTCATCGTGCAGAAGAGATTATGTGACGCTGTTTGTTCTCAAATTGATCCTTTTTGCAATAATTGTTGTGAGGGATTGTACGACCAGAATTCGTCCCGAGTTTTTAGAGTTAGTTTGAGGAGCTTTGTAGACGTTGTAACAAACGCATCTGGTTACGCTGCTGTTGAGTTCGCCCCTTCGTGGGTAGACACGTATAAAACAGCCAGTACCTTTACAGGTACAGCTGTGAATGCATGGAACGCAGCGGTTGACAGTCCGTTTTATAACGCTACTACGATTTCTCACTACCGAATAATAAGCATGGGAATGCGTTTTCTCGCTTCATGCGCGCCTACTGACGCTCAAGGAATAGTAGTATTGAGAGTAGCTGATACTTCTCGTAATATAGATCTTAATAATTTTAACCTTTATAAGGATAGTTATCAAGACCGGTTGTATCAATCTGAGCTTTCTTGGGTTGCTCGTCCGAAAGGTCCTGAAGCTTTTGAATTTATAGAACTTGCTAATACCCATCCTGCGTGGGAATACGGATATTTTTCTGTATCTAATGCTAAAGCATCCACAACGATAGGCCGTTTGGAATTTGTGTTGAACGTTGAGGCCCTCCCGGGTACTACTACCACAATGGGAAGTATTATGACTCAGGAGGCGAGACCTTCCGTTCCACTCATTACAGACGTAGCAAGTAATGTTCAAGCCAAGATGAAACCTTTTGTTGATGAAACTGAGGGCAAGTCTACCTCTAAGAGCATAATGTCTATGGTTGAATCGGCAGTCGCTGATGCGATCGTCACCTATGGACCCCAAGCTCTAGAGGCTGTAGTTGGTATGTTACTATAGACAAGCAGAGAAAGATCTGCCCATACGTGTTGGAAATCACGTCCCTGTCACTTGGTGTAAAGTGGTATCTTCAGTAAATTCCCTCTGAAGATCAAGGGTCC